ATTCTATTAGGGTGGGTTGTACCTGTAATAGTAGCATTAGATTACAAGGAGTGGGCCGATAAGAAAGCCTACCAAGCACGAGTAGACCGAGAGTGGGCAAGAACCCTAGAATCTTGGAAGTAATAACCTTTAATAAATAAACCATGAGTTACAAGACAGAAATGACTAAGACCGAACTGACTATGCACATCAAAACTCTTATGGATAGACTAGAGGGTGCTAACAGTGTAATATTATTGTTACACAAACAAGTGTCTAGGCTAAAAGCTAATGGAGACGCAAAGCAGATAGAGATTAACAAGATGAGACAAGCTAAGTGGGAAACCAGAAGGCTTGCTGAAGACTTGCCACCTCAAGACTGCAGTACATTATAATAATACCAAGTTCCTAGCCCTTTGTGGTACACTGTAAATAGGACCGACAGCCGATGAGTGTGAGGGCTGTCAAAATATTCAATACACTCGTTAACCTTTTAGGCTACGGGCGATAACCCATGATAACGCGGGTGTATTGAAAATCTTAAGTTATTTCCTCACATACGAACCCATTGGTTCTAGAGGGAGTAACTACAAGGCTTATCATACCAGGGCGGATTAGCTGATGCTTTAGTGGAATGATAAGTCATAAATTACTAGTCAATAAAAGCAGTAGTGGCTACCTGCGGATAAATAATGATAAATTGAAGGTGGAATAGTTAGACTATTCGTAAGCCCGAGTGTATGTAAATGCATACAATAGATTTATAATCGTAGCCTTGACTAGTACCTTATTATTATTATACTTGCATGGAATGAACATGACGATGCTCAGACTTGGTGTTTAGTTAACAGCCACAAAACACGCATATCCTACAAGGTAGGAAGTGCAGACTTTTAAGGTCGGTGCAAGTATAATATATTATAACAGCATTACGAGTGACAGAGTAATTAACTGTCGGCACGGTGGAAGTCCGATCCTGTAATTATGGTAGATGCATGCTTTAATGCAGGAAAATAGCTGTTTATTATACTCCCCATTCGATGAACAATAATGTTCTAGGGGAGAATTGTACTTTTGTGAATTAACAGAATGCCTGGAACCCATCGTGGTGTAAAGGTCGTAAGGTTGGGATACCCTACAAAAGTATATTATTAACGAATGGGAATATGATTAAGCTTGTTGCCCATCCAAGCGTATGAAAATATAATATAGGTACCTCTAGCACCTACGGGTAGTGAGGAGGGCGGTTGAACTGATAAACTAGACACCGATGAGTCTAACTATCTTACCTTAAGCAGGGAATAAGCTGATTTGTGAGACAGAATTGACCCACTGTACGCAGAGTGCAATATGAAAGTTTGGTCGACCATGTTGTGAATGATTTGCTAGTTTAATATAAACTAGGCCCGTCAACCGGGGAAACGGTAATGTAAGTGGCACGATTACTTACAAGGCAGGATTAATTGCGGGGCTCATTAGTGGGCTCCCTTCCTGTTTTATAAAATTAATATTAACCAATTAAACTTAAAGAATGGAATTTACAATAACAAGATTTACAGAAGGAGAAGAAGTAGAAAGCTTAAGAATGGAAGATCTAACACTAGTTGACGCTGTAGATGAGCTACTATTCTATCAAGTAATATCAAACAAATTTACAGAGAACAAGTTGTTCACTTACCTAAGAGGAATCAAGGTAGGATCAACAGTTAAACAGGGTAAGTCCTATCAACAAATAAGAATCACTAAAACTAAATAAGATGACAAAAGCAGAAAGAAAAGAGCTATTTAAGTTTAGCGAATTAGAATCATCAATAATAGAAGACGCAGTATATCTTCACGTACATGATTTACAAGAAAGCTTAAAAAAGAAGGAGACCGAAGGAGGAGGAAGACGACTGCTTATGACACCAGAGTACCTTAAACAAGTTGAAGACAATATAATTCTGAAACTACGAAACTTTTCAAGAGAATAGTATGGAGCAAGAAGTATTTGATTACTTAGACTTTTTAAGAGAGTCAGGAGTAATAAACATGATGGGTGCAACACCATACATCATGGATGAATTCGATACGGACAAATTAGAGGCCCGTAGATTGTTAACCAAGTGGATGAAATCTAAAAGATAATGTTAGATACGATAAGAGAGGTAGTTGAAACTGTGACCATGCTTGATATAAGTAAGGTCACAAGGAAAAGAGAATACATACTCGCAAGAGCGTTGTATTTCTACCATGCCAGAAGGGTAACAGGAAGAAGTCTAGAGGCTATAGGCCGAACAATGCACGGGAAAGGACATGATACAGTAATACATGCGTTAGCTAAATTTGACGAGTATTACCAAGGTTATAAGTTCTTTAGAGATAGTCACTATCAAGTGTGCAAGATACTAGAAGACATAGATAAGACTGTTGTTTTAGAAGAAGACGAATCATTAGTTGGTGTAATAAAAGACCAGAACAGGATTCTTCTTATGAAGAACGCAGAACTTAAAGAACAGGTAGCAGAGCTATCTGAAATAAAACAACATGAAAGAGAAAATGACATAATGACAATGCTTGAAGGTGTACCTGAAGAGCGTGTTCAGTCATTTATTGATAACCAATTGCGAACATTTATACTGTTAGAGAAATCTAGAGTAGTTCAGCAGTACAAGAAAGACCAGTTATGAACATAAGAAAAGCGAGTGAAGTCTTAGAAGAGCAAATGTATTCTGATACACGTCTAGCAATAGAGATACAGGATGCAGCTAATGATAAAAGATGCAAAGCGTACGTAAACATAGAGCTAGTTACACCAGAACAAGTAATTAAGCTAAAAGAACTTGGCTATAGTTTATATAATACAGGTAGTAGGTTAGAGATATCCTGGGAATACGCACAAGATGTCGATTAAGAGACAAGAAACTAAGACATTGATTACGAAACCCAACAATAATAGTGCTAATGCAATTGCACCTAACATTATTTATGGTTGCTTCGGAGGATGTGTCGGGACGTACTGTTATATGTCTAGATTTAATGGTAAAAGAGTATTTGTTAACACAAATGTTGATGATATAGTATCATCAGTATTTAAGTGGGCTGATACTTATAAGAAAGAACCGGATCAACAGGATCCAGTTTACAAAATGGTAGATGTAGCTTGTAATACAGATTTAGTTCTGATGCAAAAGCATTTACCAATGCCGTTAGAACAGTACCTAAAGATGTATGATGACCACAGTGAGGTCAATACAACTATGGCTACTAAATATCCAGGTCTTCTAAAGTTAGATGTTAATCATTTTGACAAGAAACCAAGGGTACGAGTTAGCTTGATGCCGCAATCTTATTCTGATATACTAGAGCCAAAAATGCAAAGCATAGAGTCTAGGATCAGAGATATAGACAGACTTAAAAAATTAGGATGGGAAGTACATATAAACTACTCACCTGTGATTATTTACAAGAACTTTAGACAAGAATATTATGATTTGTTTGAACAAGTAAAGAATGTAGCAGGAGTTAACAAATGTGAAGTTATATTTTTAACTAATCATCCCATGCAAATGAAAAGAGTAAATGGATTAGCCTCAGAAATGATGGGCAAATCAAATCAAGTAAAGAATGCTGGTGGAGTAATGAGATATCCACTAGATTATAAAAGAAAAGCAATTAATATATTCAAAGAAGAGTATGCTAAGTTCTTTAATCTCGAAACAATTAGATATATATTTTAACATAAAAACATAAGAAAGAATGACAGGAGAAATGATAAAACCAGTAATACAGAAAATAAAGAAAGCAGAGCTTAAGAAACTATTAGAAGAAAAGAATTTACTAGAATTTAACAGAGATATACAGCCAAGACACGTAGAAAAGATGAGAAACAGTGTAATGGATTGTGGAATACTTAGACTTCCTGTTATAGGAGACGTAAGTGCTTTTGATTCTAGAGGTAAAGTAATTGTAGATGGTCAGCATCTATGTAAAGCATTAGTTACCGGACCAAAAGGAGTTAACAGTGTTGTTGACGTTATAGTTAAGACATACGAATCAAAGAAACAACTTATTGATGACATATCTAAACTAAACAATACACAAAAGTCTTGGAATGATGAGAATTATTTAGAAGCTTGGTTTAAGTATGGTAAGACAAACTATAGTCATTTTACACAATATTACAAATTATATGATTTGTATAACAATAAGTACGATGGTTTACCATGTGGTTTACTTATTGACTTGTATGCTAGGTCTAAATCAGGATTTAGAGAAGGTACTCTTGAATTTAGAGACGAACAATTTAGTGACAAGCTAACTGATTTGTGTTTTGAACTACAGACTAACCACAATAAAGCATCATTTGCATTACACGGATTAAGAGTGTGGGCTTTTGACAGATTAAACTCTAAAAAGACTATTGATTGGACAAAGCTTAAGTCAAGATTGACTAAAGCTCTAAGAAATGGAGAAGATAAAAATATACAAGGCAGAGAAGACTTTAGAGACTTTGTTGCCGAAATATACAACTTAATATAATAACAATAGACACATCAGGAGGGATCTTGGTGTGTCAACTAAAACAAGAAAAAAGAATGATGAAAAGTGATTGCTGTGGAGCTGAACCAAGTAACTTAAGCGAAATGAAATGTGCAGAATGTTTGGAAAACACCTGCTTTACAGAAGAGTTTGCTGATGGAGATGTAATAAGACACATCCCTGCAGAAGATTTCTCTGAGTGGTTAGAAAAAGTAGACACAGTAGATATTAAAATAGAAAAACTATGAAAGAAGAAAAAATTACAAGACAAGAGGCCCTTAAGAAAATGGGGAAGTATGCAGCTTTTACAGCGTTAGGAACTATGATAATGCTAAGCCCTAAACAGGCTCAAGCTCATTCCGTAAATGGTGGAGGCCATGGAATCCACGGTACAGGACCTCACGGAAACAGTGGTGGAAATAAAGGATACTTTAGAAAAAGAAGAAAATAATAATTAATCAACTAAAACTTAAAATTATGAAAATGAATAAACCAAGTAAAAAAGAAAAAGCATTAGAAAAGATTGTACAGCTAATATGCGTAGCAATAACAGTGTTTGGAGTACTGTTGTTTGGCTCATGTGAGCCAGCAGGATGTTTAGTGTGTGAATACCCATACGTAGACGGAGTTCAGACAGAAATATGTTACGAATACGATTGTAATGACGTATATTATAACTTAGAATCTAACAAATCAAGTACATTAACAGGACAGTACTTAAACTACGAGACTCTTGTAGATGGAGTACCTACCGAGCGTGATTTTGTTGCTTATTGGGAGTTTACTCCTAATGCAATTAGATTTCAAGAGGATTTTGAACAAGGTAGTGGAATAGTAACTTACAATCAAGTTGCAATTAGTAGATACGAAGGCAACACTTTGTATACACTAGCAGGTACAACTGAAATTCCTTACGAATTTACAATAGAAGACAATGGAGATATTATTATAACTCACATGTCAGGAGATTACGTAATTACATACAAACTGTCAAATTAATGGCAAACCCAATAGGACATTTAAGTCACAAGAAATTTAGTGGCTTAACACAAGCAGACAGAATAGATGTATGTGCAGCCTATAATGATTTTAATAAATACCCGGACATGAGAAGTGATCCGGGTACTTTTAAATTAGAAAGATTTTGGGACTCATGGAATTACGAAGGAGACGGTAAATATGATGCCGATATAGATTATATTAACAATCAGAGAGATCTGGGCTTGTTAATAACTAAAGACAAGTAATATGAAAAAGAAGATAAAAGCAGCACTAATTTGGCTATCTTTGCTTCCCTATAAAACTATAGAAATGGATAACGGAATAATCGCCAAAATATATAGGAACGGAAGGATATTAGCTAACGAAAGGAACAAGAATTATGACAAGCACAAAAATACTTAGATTGATTATAGCTGCACTTACTATTATTTGGATGTGTAGTTAAAGTAAATTAATATGGTAACAAAGACAGAAAGTAGACACGAGAAGACTAAAGAGAGAATCTCTAAAGTAATTAACAGAAGTAAAGCGTGGAGAAGACGCAGAGCTACAAAAAACTAAAGAATGAAAACATCAAAAACATCAAAAACAAGTCCAGAAAAAGAGCCTGCAGCAGCATTAGCTCAAATACCAGTAGATGTGCTTAACCAAGTGTTAGGATATCTTTCAGACAAGCCATTCAAAGAAGTGCAAGGCTTGATAGTAGCTATTCAAGAAAACTCTAAGCTAATATAATTATGTTAGGAGAAGCAGAAAGAAAAATGGAATCAGATGACCCTACGCTAAGAGCAATAGGGTTTGGTCAAATGCACGTCATAAAAGCTATAAATAAGCTTATACAGATTGACGGGGAAAAAATGACTGACGGAGAGTTAGTCGATGAAATTTATCAATTAATTAACGAATAAATAATATGAATTTAGAAATGTTTAAAAATTTAATGGAAGCGATAATCATCTTAGTAGGTGGTTATCTTTTAGTAAGTACTGTTATCTATCTATTGAAAGAAAGAGAACTTACTTGCAACCCAGCAGAAGCTGAGGTAGATTGTGATTGTAGAGTATACTTCAATAAGAAGAGAAACTACTATTACGCAAAGGCAAGAGATGCCGCAGGAGACTTACAATACGTCAAGGGTTCGTATGCTAAGTCTGAAGAAGAATGCTTATCTCTTTGCAAAAGAAATTGTAGCTGTTCAGCTTAATTTCTAAAATTATGTGTTGGTGTAAAAAGTAAGCACATCCTGTCAAAGCAGGAAGGAAATGGTTCACAACCATTACACATATCATTGTCCGGCATAGATCGGACAGTTTAGTTGGTTAGTTTATGGGGGAGTTGGAGAACTTCCCCATTTTTTATACGCCAGACTTAACAAAAAACAATTATTAACTAACAACTAAACTTATGAAAAAAACAGTAAGGAATCTTAAAAAAGGATTCACAGTAGAAATCAAATCAGCTCATGGCACATGCCGTGGAGTTGTACAAGGAACATCAGAGTCATTAGTAATATTGACACTGTTAAAGCCAATGACAAGTGAGAAGTCTCACAGTTATCATTGGAGTACAGGAGAATTAAAGTCATTCTTGTACAAGGATATGATAAGTCTGAAGAGACTAGACTTTAACCAAGTAAACTAACAATGTCTACACGTAGTAGATAGGCCGTATGGGTCGAAATATCATTCGCTGAGATGTGGATGGGCAGCATGTAGATGCCTTTATGCAAGAAACTGTATAAAGTAGTCGGATAGATAAGACAATGTACAGGGGATCCATAGGGGTCCCCCATTAAATTAAAAAAGTGAATTATTAATCAATTAAATATATAAAAATGAGTAAAATCGAAGAAAAGTACGACAAGATTGCAAGCAAAGTAATCAAATTTGCAAAAAAAGCAGACAACATGCCAGGAGGAAGGTCTCTTGTATTTGTTAGCGGGAACGCTAAAGGAACAGACACTTCAATCGTTGCAGGAGACTTAGAAGTTATTATTACAGCACTAACAGAGGCTGGATTAAAGGACGAAAAGAATCTTGGAAAAGTTTTAGTTACAGTTGGATTATTATTAGGAGAAAACTCTGAATTTTTAAGAGACTTTAGCTTTAAAATGATACAAGAACGTCTTGCAGAGATAAGAAGTGAGCAAAAAAACTAAGCAGGATTTACAGAGAGATTTAATACAGAGCAGAGCAGTAATTTCATCAACCAAGCATAAGCATTTGGTTTTGGAATGGAGCACTGGTTGTGGAAAGAGTTTAGCTTCTATTAAAATAATAGAGGCTATTCTCAAAGACAACCCGTCAGCTACAGGCTACATAGTATGTAAGGAGAGCACACACAAAAAGAATTGGATAGATGATGTTAAGAAGCATGGTTATGGCCATATATTAAATAACATAACTTTGTTATTGTATGCATCAGCCAAGAAGATGAGTAAGTGTGATTTTATAATACTAGATGAATGCCACGGATTAACTCCTAAAAGGATGGCAGTAATAAAAAACTTTGTTGACAAGAATACCGCTGTAATATACCTATCCGCTACAATTGAGAAGCAGAAAAAGTATTTAATTTCTGAAATCGCAAGATATACAGAAAAGTATTACAAGATATCTTTGTTAAAAGCAATAGAGTTAGAATTACTGCCTGAACCTGAAATTGTTATTCACAGGGTTAAACTTGAGAACAACAGTACAAGGAACAATGTATTCTTAATGAAGAAAGGTACAGCCACGAAAGCACACAAAGCAGAATGTGATTACCATCAGCGATGGGACGTGTTTGGCAGGTACCAGAATATACATTTAAGCGTACGTTGTAACGAGCAGGAGTATTATGATTTAATTACAGACCAGATGAACTATAATCTAGAAATGTCTAGATCTGGCCCAACAGCTATGAGGACGCCATGCAAAAATAAGTTTCTAAACCTTGGTTCAAAAAGGAAGAAGTTTATTGCAAAGGCTAAGTCAGCAAAAGCTAGGAGGCTTGTCGAAGAGTTTAGGTCTGAATCATATAGATTCGTATGCTTTACAGGTTCTATAGAACAATCTGTAATGCTTGGATCAGAGAGCTCTGTAAATTCGAAGAACAGCAAAGAGTACAACCAGGAATTGATTGACTGTTTCAACAGGCAAGATTGTTCTGAGTTGTTTGCTGTTAAGATGTTAAGGGAGTCTGTAAATCTTACAGACATACAGAAAGGAATTGTAGTTCAGCTAGATAGCACTATAGGTTCTTTCTACCAAATGCTAGGTAGGTGTTTGAGGCATGAGTTTCCTCAAATGCATTTATTAATATTGGAAGACACTCAGGATGAAGTATATTTTGCTTCAGCAATGAAAGATTTCGATCTAAAATTTATTAAAGATGAATAAAGTAGAGATTGACTTTGATACGTTGAGAGAAAACAATCTGTCCATAAATGAGTATTTAGCTTTGTATAATGTAGTGTGTGGTAATTGTGTAGCAGAATTTTTTGTTGCAGAACAATCACACCTAGATTCGTTAGAAAAGAAAGGTTTTATAAAGATAATAGGCAACAAGACTGCTCTCAGAGAGTCTGCTAAAGATCTATTTAAGATAAAAGAAGACTATTTCCTTAAGTGGTTAAATTCTTACCCGATAAGAGTAAGAAAGACCACAGGAGGCTCAAGAGTTCTTAGTCCAGCATCTGACGAGACTATAGAAGGCAAGAGACTTAGAAAGAAATGGAAAACTATGTTTAAAGGGAATCCTAAAGCTGAAGAGAAAGCTATAAGAGTCCTTGAGGCAGAAGTTCTAATGAGAAAGAAAGCTAATGACTTAGAATATATGGTCGAGGCTGCTAGATGGCTAAATGGAGGCTATCACGAGAAGTACGAATACTTGCTCGAAGAGAAGACTGACGTTACTAATGGTATCGTAGACAGTTATGAAGAAGATTGGAACTAACTTAATGTAGAGAAGATGGAAGAAGAGAAGAATATAGGTAAAGTACAGCAAAGGGTTGATCAGTTAGTTGGAATAAAAACAGATAAAGACAGCGGTAAGTTGTTTTGTGTGCCATTCCAGAACTATCCTAAGCTTGCTACATCTATACCAGGAATTGTTCCTGGCATGATTACAATGATAACTGCAGGTTCAGGGGTCGGTAAAACACAAGTAACTAAGGCACTTGCTGTTCGAGAACCTTTAGAGTACGCAGTTAAGCACGGACTTAAGATCAAGATATTTTATTTTGCTCTGGAAGAAAGTAAGCAAGAATTTATTGACACAATGATATGTAACTATGTATCTCAGAAGACAAACACAAGAATTGATATACTTACGTTGCAGGGTTATAGAGAGAAATCTATAGATTCTAAGACTTTGTTATTGATTCAGACTTATGTTGAAGAGATAGAAGAGTTGCTTGAAAGTGTGGAAGTAATAGATTCTGTTTATAATCCAACAGGTATTTACAAATATTGCCGTGATTACGCAGATAAGAATGGTACACATACATTTGAAGACAGAGAATTTATCAAGAAGAAGAAGGATGGCACAACAGAGACAGTTAAACACAAAGTTTACTCTAACTATACGCCAAATGATCCTAATCAGATAAATATTGTTATTGTAGACCACATGAGTTTGCTTACGCCAGAAAAGAATAAAGATTCTGGCTATATGATGAATCAACATCAGACTATGGCACATTGGAGTACTAATTATGCGTTAAAGCAGATTACGAAACATTGGAACTGGGCTGTTGTTAATGTTATACAGCAAGAACAATCAGGGGAACGAGAACAATTTACTTTGAAAGGTGATAGTATACAGAAGAAAACAGAACCATCATTAGCAGGATTCGCCAATAACAAGGAAATTCAGCGTGATGCAAAAGTAGTCTTAGGTGTATATGCTCCAGACAGGTATGGATTCGAAGAGTATCATGGTTATGATATAAGAAAGATGCGAGATACATTCAGGGCCGTTAAGGTTTTGAAGAATCGTTTTGGTCCGCCAAATGCGTATCATCATTTCTTATTTGACGGTGCAACAAATAGATTTAAAGAACTGCCAAAGGCAAGTGAGGGTCACTTAATGACGAAGTTTTATCAAGCTTCTGATATTTTGCTAGGCAGAACTAATTAATTAAAAAACAAAAACAAATGGGATTAGATATGTATGCGTACAGACGCAAAAAAGGAGCATCTAAGAAAGATCCTGAGCAAATTATGTATTGGCGTAAGCACAATAGATTGCACGGGTGGATGGAGCAGTTATGGAGAGAAAAAGGAAAAAATGTAGAAGGAGATTTTAATTGCGTAAGACTTAGACTTAAGATGAAAGATCTCAATAGGTTAGCTAAAGACATTGCTAATCAGAATTTTCCTGAAACTAAAGGATTTTTCTTTGGTAGTGATTCTTATGAAGACTATGTTGAGTATTATATGGAAGATGATGTAGAATTCCTTTGGGCAGCTTATTCAGCTATCGAACAAGGAGATAGAGTGTACTATGATAGCTGGTGGTAAACCTAACCTGATTGGGATATCAGGAAAGATGGGATCAGGAAAAGACACATTGTCTATTGTGATAAACTATCTTGCAGACAAATTTGCACCAGAATCTATTGCTGATTGGGAACAACCTGTTAGTGAGTTTACTTATGCAAATAAGAAATATTCTGAAAAGCTAAAGTATATGGTTTGTTTTCTTCTTGGTTGTAGTAGATCTGATTTAGAAGACAGAGAGTTTAAAGAGAAAGAGCTTGGAGAAGAGTGGGACGGATTAACGCCTCGTAAGCTTCTACAACTTTTGGGTACTGAAGCAGGTAGGCATATCATTCACCCTAATATTTGGGTAAATGCTTTGTTTGCTGATTATGTATGTGATGACTGTGGACAACAAGAATGTCCAACAGATGAAGAGGATACAGGTCAAATGATACATCGTTCTTTTCCAGATTGGATAATAACAGATGTTAGATTTCCTAATGAAGCTCAAGCAATTAAAGATAGAGGTGGTATTCTTATAAGAATAAACAGACCTCAATATCTAGACAATGGATTAGTTATTAGGAAAGATGAACACCTTTCTGAAACAGCTTTAGATGATTACGATGAGTTTGACTATGTGATAAACAACGACACAAATAGTGTTCAAGATCTTGTAGACAAAGTTAAACAATTAAAAATAGTGTAATATGCATATAGAGAAGGTAGGTTACGTAGGTATTAATAGATCTGACAGAGAAGAAATAGAAGAGTGGATTGACCAAAGTGGTTTAGCTTTTTATGATTCTCATGAAGACGAGATAATTACAGATGTGGACGCCAAGTCCTTGTTAGAGGTGGGAGGAACTTTTATATCAGTAGATGATGTATATGACCTAATTCTTAATGAGTGTGACGTGGTTAAATTTTATTATTAACAATTAAAATAAAAGAATGAAAAAAGTAGAAGATGAAGTTTTAGAAGACAACTTTACAGAAGGAGTTTACAATCATGATGCATTTACATCAGATGGTGACGCTTGTGGATTTAGTCAGACAGGATTCAACGAGAAGAATGGAACAATGAATGGTATTGTCTCAAGTATTGATGGCAATAGAAATTTTGTTTCCCAGCTCGCTGAGCAACTAGAAGCAAACTTTACACCAAGAGAGATAGTATTCATGGCAGCAAAGCTATCTTATGTAAACATGGTAAATGAATTTGCAGCCAAGCAAAAAGAACAAGAGTAATGGAATTACCTTTAGTAAGAAGAAAAGCCAAAAGATTAGATTCTAAGAGGTTATTATTATTCGGTGCACCAAAGTGTGGTAAAACTACAATTGTGTCTCAACTAGAAGACTGCCTTATCGTTGATATGGAGCAGGGTTCTAATTACGTTGAGGGTATGATCGTAGAAATCAAGACTATGGCGGACTATTCTGCATTAATCAAGGCTCTTAAAAAAGCTAAAGATGAAGCAGGAGGAAAAGTACCTTATAAGTACATCTGTTTAGACACTTTAACAGCTTTAGAGGAGTTATCTCTATCTCTAGCAGTTAAGTTATATCAGAAGACCTCAATGGGTGTAAACTTCACAGGAACTGACGTAAGGACGCTTCCCAATGGTGCTGGTTATTTGTATACTAGACAAGCATTTTTCAAGATGCTTAAGCCACTAGAAGAGTTTTGCGATACCTTAGTTATGGTAGGTCACGTAAAAGAAAAAGATGTCGTAAAAGAGTCTGGTTCATTTACAGAAAAGTCAATAAACTTGACTGGTAGAACAAAAGATATTCTTTGTTCATGGTGTGACGCTATTGGGTTGGTATATAGAGATGAGAACAAAACTATAATAAACTTTGCTCCATCGGAGTCGTTGGTTGCAGGTTCAAGACAGAAGCATCTTATAGGACAGCAAATTGAAGTTGCAGTAAGTGATGAGAATTATGACATCACTGTTGATTGGAGTCGTATCTTCATAGAAGAGAAGACTAAAGTAATTCCTGCTTCAAAGGAAAAGTAAATTAGTATAAATTTTAAATTTAAGAACAAATGTTAAACATTGTATTCGGTTCAATCAAGAAGATTGCACCAGCTGCTATTCAGCAGTTTGATTTCCCCTCAATGAAAGTTGAGAAGAACAGAGGAAAAGGCACCACCCGAAGAGTATTATTCAATAAGTCTGCTTGCAGATTGCTTGAACTAGATGCTGGTGGAGTGCAAGAACTTTTGTTTGGTTTTGCCCAGCCACAACAAGAAAATGAGGCAAGATTATTTGTAGTTAACACTGCAGAATTCATAAAAGAAGTAGAAGACAAGACATACAAGGTGTCTAAAAACTACGCTTCTTATGATGATAGCAAAGAGAAAGGTAAAACTATCTCGTCAACACAATTGTGTAATGAAATTAGACAATTTGTAGCAATAGGAGACGCTACTGACACAGACTACGAAATAGTACTTCATGACGAAAGCGGTGAGGCTCCAATTTACGAACTAGTAAAAGTCGTAGATGCTCCTGCTCTTGAAGTGGATTGTGATGATTGTGAAGATGAGTGTGAAAGTGCATGCCCTGTAGAAGATGAGCCTAACGAAGAGTTAAATAATCTTATTACAGCTACTGAAAACTTTGACCAGGAAGAGGAAGAAGACGAAGATGATGATGAACAAGAGGTTTCAGATGATTCAGGAGAAAGCAGTACTTTCACGCCATTTAACATTTAATAAGTAATAATAATAGTAATAATAATTAAATTAAAAAAAGTAAATTATGGGATTTGTTGGATCAGCAAATGAAATCAAAGAAGGTGGAGCAAGAAAATTCTTCACAGGTGTTGAGAACTTTAAAGTTGTCGCAGTAAACCCTTCCAAAGCAGAGCTTGAAGCTCTTTACGGAAGAGAAATAACTTATGAGCCTGAGTACCTTGGTACGCAGACAGTAAGTGATTCTGATGGCGAAAGAGAAGTGCCTCAACTAAGAGTAGATTTCTACTTGAACAATGACGATGTAGACAACCCTATCTCTACTAAAGCTTCATTTTATATAATTAATACTCACCACAAGTCACAGACAGGTAAGTATAAAGTTATTAATGACTTTGGTAAAGCTACGTGGTTGGAAGAAGATGCGATTAAGAGCAAGACTGTTCCTCAAAACATGCAATGGTACAATACTTCAGGAATGAAGATTGCTAAGCGTGGCGAGGAAGAGATGATTGACTTTATTGCTAATCTTCTTAATTTACCTTTCGACTTAACTAAGCTTACAGATGTGTCTGCAGCTCACGCTAAGTTTGAGAAGGCTACATGGGAAGAAATGTTTAAGGGAGATTTTTCTTACATTAAGACAGTGATTGACAGTACTAACAATAAAGTTGGTGTTGCTCTTGGTGTTAAGATTGCGGATGACCAGAGTATGCGTCAGACAATTTTTAACAAAAAGACTTTACGTCAGTACACTCTTACAAGTAAGAGAGACAATAAGTTTCAGTGGCTAAGTAAAGCTATTGAGGAGTCTAAAGCTAATGGTGCATTTGGTACTACTAACTTCGGACCAGCAGATTACACTCTTCGTGAGTATAGTTTGACTCCGGATGTATTGACCACAGCGTCTTTACCTCCTGAAGAAGATGTGTTTGGAACAGCTGATGCTGCAAAAGACACAACAGACAACTGGTTAGACTAATCAGTTAATTAATTATATGGGGTCGGATAGTCCGGCCCCTATATTAACCAACAAAACTAAAAATATGAAAGTAGAATTTGAAGGAAAAGAATATGTTTTTGAGAATGTAAAAACATGCAGTATTACCAAAGAAGGAATTTATATCAATGGAGCACTAATTGTCCGTTCATCTTCTACCAACTCAAAATAAATATGGGATTTGGAAAAAGTGTAGATATAAAAAAGTTGCCAAACAGAGCTGATATACTTAGTTGTATAACAGATGTCGAGATATTTTCTCACTTTCTAGGAGGCATACCAAGAAAACCAATATCAAGTCCTATAAGGAAAGACAGCATACCATCATTTAGTTTATTCTATAGTGATAAGTATGAGAAAATGATGTACAAGGATTTTGCCACAGGAGAAAGAGGCGATGTGTTTGTATTTGTAATGAATCTTTTTGGACTAAGTAAGATAACTGATGCTTTTTGCTTTATAGCAAATGAGTTTCAGCTTACACAGTTTCAAACAGAAGCTGTAAACAATGTGGCTAGAGTTAGCTATGTGTCTAAAGATAATATTGGAAAAGTAAAGAAAGATAGAATTGATCTAAGAGTAAAGACCAGGGCTTGGAAAAAACAAGACCAAGAATTTTGGCAAACCAAGTATGGTTTTACAAAAGACCAATTAACTTATTGTGGGATATATCCAATCTCACATTATTTTATGAATGATTATAGTAAGGTAGCAGATGAACTTGCCTACGCTTTTGTCGAAGAAAAAGACGGGAACGTAACGTATAAAATATACCAACCTAAGTCAGATAACAAGTGGATAAACAATAATGATTTTTCTGTATGGGAAATGTGGCGACAAATGCCACCCAAAGGTAAAAATCTAATAATAACTAGTAGCAGGAAAGACGCAATGTCTATTCTGTTCACATTTGGAAACCCTGCACAAGTAGCTTCTTGTTCTTTACAGAGCGAGAATACTAATCCGAAGCCTCAAATTATAGAGGAATTGAAGAGTAGGTTTGAAAACATATACGTATTGTACGATAATGATTTCACAAATGAAAGAAATCCAGGTAGAGCTGCGGGAGCAAAGTTTTGCCAAGAATACGATCTAAATCAGTTGGAGATACCAGAAGAATACGGTGTTAAAGATCCATCTGACTTTTTAGAGAAGTATGGTAAGGAACAATTTAAAATAACAATCAAAAAATTAGTAAAAGATGTCACAATTCAAAATAAAAACAAATTTAACGAAGAAAACTGAACTATTTAACGTACTAGCACTAGCTAAGTCAATTGAGTTACCAATCCTACTTATAGGAGATCCAGGTGTTGCTAAGACAGCAGCTGTAATGGATTTTGCTAAAGCAGTGAATGGAGGAGACTTAGAAGATGAGCAGGTGTTCATGCTGGAAACAGATGAAGGTACTAGAAGTTCAGCTATAAAGGGTAACGTAGATATCGAAGCCTTAACAACAAGTAACAAATATCAAATCAACTCACCAATAGCTGATGCAGATTTTGTAATCATTAACGAGGTTGACAAAGCGTCAGCATCATTAAGAAACAGTTTGCTAGGTGTAATGAATGAGAAGAAGATATTTAACGGTACAGAAAAGAAAGACTGTGCATGGGAAACCTTTGTTGCAACATGTAATAGTATTCCTGAAGACGAGAAAGATTCTCCATTCTGGGATAGATTTGCTATCACATTTCACGTAGACAGATTACGCGAGACTGATATATTGGACTACTTCTCTAAAGGAGGTCGCTCTAGTATGCAGACTTACAACGTAAACTTACCTACAGATGAGCAGGTAGAAGAGAACATGGCAAAATTAGATGTAGCTAAGATTAAGAAAGTATTAGATGTGGTTTACGGATCATTGTCTGACCGTACCATTTCTTATATTCCTACATTAGTTGCACACATAATGGGTGTTTACAGTACTAGTCAAGATAGAGCTTATGTAAAAGCTGTTGAATTACTAGTAGGTAAGACAGATGCTGATGTATTGGCAAGAAGCATTATGAGTAAGCAGCTAAGAGGTCTTTACGACAAAGTAGACATGATTTCTGCTTGTACTAACGAAAACATGTACAAGAAATTAATGTCTGAAATCAATACTTTAGGAGAACAACTTGCAAAAGATGGATTCCTAGCTAAAGAAGATGAGAGTGATATCGTAGCAAGAGCTACAGAAGCACAGAATTCTCTTTCTTTCTTAAGTACAGAAGATGATTTAGCGGACGTTAACGAAGCAATGGAATCATAATGGGATTCTTATCACAAAGAGAAGGTAATGGGGGGAGCTGGTCGGCTCCTTCCAATGACCTCTATGATATATACGGAGGCAGACAAACAGGTCTGTTCGGAAGTATAGAAAAGAGCCCTAAGCAAGTTATTTTTCCTGGAGTTACTCCAAGAGAAGAGACAAGCTTACAGAAGATCCAGAACTACATACATAATGAGAGTCGTAATGAAGGTGGTCCTGGTGGAACTAATGTTCCTCAGCACCTTATTAATGACATTTACAGTATGTTTGTTAACGATGGCTTTAAGAGAAAAGAAACAAGCACAGGAAATGTTATTAAGCAGAAAGTATTAGACAGAGTTTACAATACCTTTACAAAAGATATTACAAGAAACTCTCCTTTATTTTCTAACATAGTGACAAAAGAGATTGCTTTGTATCTTCAGAAAGTTTACGAAGACGAAGATATGCCAGAAGAGGAAGAAGATGACAGCAATGGTGATGGACAGGGTGATCCTGGAGATGGCCAAGGTCAAGCTGGACAAGGAGAAGGCGATGACACTCAGGACTCTGATGTTGCTGCAGGAGGTAGACAAGCAGGAAAGGATGGTAGCGGATCTACCGGTACTGGAGACTTAGATCCTAATCAGCAAGCACAAGAAAAAGCAGCTGAAAATGTTCTTGACAAGTATGAAGAGC